CGCGCTCCTCCCGCTGCATCTCGAAATGCCGCATCACGGGCGGTGGCCTTCCGCGGCCGCCCACCTCGTTTTCCGCGCTCGCTCTGCCCAGCGCGGTATGCCTCATCCCCCTGCGCCCGCCGCGCCTGGTGGGAGCGTCGGCCGAGGGCTGACATCGCCTCGCGGATGATCTCCGACTCTCGGTCGTCGCTCGATTTCATCAGGGCCAGCTCCTAGCCATTCCGGTTAGCGATAATATCCGTCGGCCCGCGTGCGCTTGCTCCGCTCCCAGGCGCTTTCGGGGATTAGGTCGGTGGCGGTGTGCGCTGGAGCCATTGGATCATCCCCCGCCGCCACATGCGCAATACGCGCCAGCAGTTGAGTAGGAATCGCGTCGGCCGGGAACAAGTGTATGGATCGCCCACTCCCGCCTTGAGTCCCACGCCACGCGAATCCCCATTGCTCCAATCGCAGCCGCCCGTCGCCCCGCCGGCTGAGCCGGAACCCGCAGCGGTAATCGTACGCGCCCACGCCATCCCATTCCGCCAAGATATCGCCATCAGTGCGCGGCATTTCACACATTCTCCGCGACAACCGTAAGCATCAGGGATCTATCCACGATCCGCCGAATCCGTTTGGTCGCCCTGGGAAATGCCCGGCTCCATCCGCCCAGCTCTACCGCCAACCCATCGGCGGTAGCCGCTTGGGCATATCGGCCACCACTCGCGATCTTTTGCAGGCATTCGATGGCTTCGGAGATTTCGGCGGCGAGTTCGGCCGGGGCTTGGGCGGATCGCTCGGCGAGAATGGCCGCGGCATTTGCAGCGCGCTCAGCGGGTACCATCGCCTTGATTCGCTTCATCGTATCTGCTCCTGCCCTGCCCGCCAGGATATCGGGGCTTAGGGGCATCATCATTATTATTATACCCTGCCGTGGGTTTTTGTCAATACGCCCGCCCAACTATTTTTCGGCGGTTTTGTGCGGTTTGGGGAGATGGATTTCGCACGAGGATGCCCCAGGATCGCGTTTCGGGATGACCGCGGGAATGGTCGCGGCCGGAGCGGATCGCCGACGTAGCGCCAACCACGGCCTCGTGGGGTGGCATATGCTAGGGTCAGCGCCCCTTGATCTTCGTCCGGATCTCTGGCGGCGCCGGCAGCCAGACAATCCCCTCGGGTGTCGGCAACCCGACCATCAGCTCATCGGCTCCCGCGATAGGGATCCGGGCGAGCCGCAAGGCGTCGGCCGGCACGACCACGATCCCCTCGGGCTTCGGCAACCGTACGAGCAGATCCCAGTAGGTGGGATACCAGTCCAGCTCATGTGCGTGTATGAGCAGGACTTGCGAGCGCGCCAGTTCCCTCGCGAGTAACGTCGCGGCGCCCGCCTGCTCGATCCTGAGTTGCTGGCTCAGCGCCTCGACGATGGCCTGGAGCTCGCTGGCCTGCTGCACGATCAACAGCACCTGATTGCGCCCGAGTTCCTCGTACAGAATCCCGCCGTTGATACCCTGAACGATCAGCAAGCCTTGGTTCAGTTCGAGTTCGGTGCGGAGGGCACGATCGGAGATGGCCTGCGAAACAAAGATGCTCTGCGGCCGACTCTCCATGAACGCGGCGATATCCTGCTCTGCCTGCTGCATCAATAGCCACTGCGCGCGGATTTCGGATGCGAACAATGCGGCGGCCGCACCCTGCACGATCAGCAATGGCTGCTCGAGGCCGAGTTCCGCGCGGATCGCCGCATCGATCACCACCTGATCCAATAGCAGCAACTGCTCCTTACCAGTCTCATCGTAGGTATTGGCGGATATCGGGATATAGACGTCGGTGGCCTCCTGCGCGATCAGGAGCAATTGAGATAAGATCAGGTCGCCGCGGATCACGGTTTGGCCATCGATGGTCTGCGCGATCAGGAGAGGCTGGCTGCGGTTGAGTTCGCCGCGAGTCGCGGCCTGCCCGCCGATGGCCTGCGCGACGAGTATGGCCTGCGCCTTGGCGGTCTCTTTCCGGGTCGCGGCGGCGCTGTTGGTCTGCGCCACCTTGATGCTCTGGGCCTTGCCGGTCTCGTCGTAGTTCGAGATCGTGTGGTAGGTGATGTTCAATTTGGCTGGATGGCTCGGCGAATCATCGAAAAACGCCATCGTTGCCTGCTCATCGTTGTTGATCGCAGAACTCGACATCAGCATGAATGCCATATCGTTGTTGGAAGCCCAGAGCGCCCTATCTACAATCTCCTGAACGACTGTCTTGACGTTCCAGCTTTTATAGGCGGCGCCCCCGCTTAGAGATACTTCCGGACTAGCGGCGGTCGTCCTAGTCCTATCGCCTGGGCTTCCGGTCGCTACATTGGTGGTATTGGCCCAAATGGCAGCATCATCATGGTCATCGCCGTGGACCTTTAGGCTCGGCGTACCAACAACTGTGCCATCGTAGTAGATCTGCACTGTGGATGTATCAACTACAACGCCCTGGGCCACAGGTATGGTGAGGAACCTCATGCCCATACACTTGGCGCGGGTTATAGAACTTGGCGGAGCGGTGGTATTCCAACCAATCCCGAAGGTCAGTGCCACTGCAGAGTAGATTTTATCCGTGCCAGTACCGGGCCAGCTTCCGCCGCCGGAATAGGCATCATCGCCGCTAGCTGCAACCAACTCCTCAGTGATAGTCGTATCCATATAGACCGGGTAGGTCGCCACGTTCAGCGCCGTCGCCGTCACCGAGAATGCCATGAAACATCGAGAGGCCTTGCGGAGCAACCGCCACTGCACCGGCAGGACTTTCGGGAAACCCGTCTCGGGATCCGGGCCTCCGCTATCCCAGGCCACTGGCTTCTGGAACCACCAGAGATCTCGACTCTGCTCGTCGAGTTGAGAGAATGCCGCGGGATCAGTGGCCTGCTCATCCGGCGCACCGAGCGCGTCAGTGAGATCATCACTCAGATCGGCCGGAGTCACCGCATTGGCGAATGTCCCCGCCTTCGTGCCCGCATCCCAGCTGACCGCCATCAGCAGCACCAACCGCAGGCCACTCATACCGATCGTGGGCGTCGGCAGAGATGCATTCCCCTCGATGATGAGTTGTTTGAAGAACTTGTCGGGCTTGAGGGAATACTGGAAATCGAGGCCTGTGCCGAATGCGCCGTACCACGTCACGGTATTGGTCACATCATCGATGGTCGGCGCGCCGAGGGTTTTGGGTGTGCTGATCAGCTGCCACTGGCGGGCGTTGTTCATCCAGCCCAGGGCGACCGGCGCCATGGCAAACCAGCGGCCCGCTCGCCGGAACTGTGCGATATAGCGCACCGTGCGCCCGGCGATCTGGCGACTCTGCCAGAACCGTACCTGGTAGCCGTTGCTCTCGCAGGCCGCGTCCCATTGCTGGCCGGGAGTCGAACGGACGTCGAGGTCGATCTCCTCGAACGCCAGGCTTTCATCGAACGGATCGGCGCGGTAGTGGATCGGGGAGATGTCGCCGCCGACCCGGAAGGTCCGACCATCGAGCTGGAACTTCTTGAAGTGGCGCGTGCGATGGCCGGGCAGTTCCGTCTCGCCCGGCCCCGCGCGCAGGATGCCAGTCGGATCACGCTCGGCCAGTGTGGCCATGCTACTCGCTGATGCCGATGCTCATGCTGGCCTGGAGGCTGTCGCCATCCAGCAACGTGCGGCTCGCGCTCAGCGCCAGCGTGCAGAGCAATCGCTGGCCCGAGGCCGAGGCGACGGCGGTCAGGTGCGTGCACAGGAACAGCTTCGTCACCGCCGGCCAGTTGCCGCCCGTGGCGGTGAAGGTCTTCGTCGCGCTCAGCACCTGATAGGCGGCCGCCGGTTGGCTGATGACGAATGGCTGGCCGCTGGCCCCTGTGCCGTTCGTCGCGAGGGCCTGCCGGGCATAGTTGTATTGCCCGATCGTCGGCTCGCCGCTCAGGCTGGCGAGAGTATCGGCCTCCGCCACCGATGACCGGGCGTCCAGCCCCAGGTAGAGGTTCGCCGGCGGCGCGCCGTAGTTCGCGTAAGCCGTCGCGAAATAGGCGCTCAACAGCGAGAGCTCGCCCTCGTCATGCCAGGTGTTCTGATCGAGCCGTTCCTGCCACCTGAACTTCCCGTCGCGGTCGAAACATGTCAGGACCGCGGTTGCGTGCTGTCTCTTCTTCATCAGTAGTTCTCCTCGCTCCCTATGGTACGGGAGCTGGCGCGGGGATCTCCCGCTCCACCTCGATATCGAACGCCTCGCTGAGCCGGATCATGCCTGATCCGTACTCAACGATGACCTGCGCCTCGTAGGTGCCGCTCTCGACCAGGTCGGTATCCGTCCAGTCCATGTGCGCTTTGCCCTCGACCTCGATGTCAACCGTACAGTCGCGTTCCCACAATGCCTGCTGGCCCTTGACAGCGAATCGGATGCGCACCGACTTATCGACGAGGGAAAGCGGCGTGTCGTTGTCTCCCTCGACCACCTGGAACCGCAAGGGCGGCCCCGTGCTGCCGCCGACGATCTTGATGTCGGGCATCGTGACTCCTCGCTATAGTCCGAACGCCTTCCTTACCTTCACCAGCGCGGCGGCGCAGATCGTCTCCAGCGCCCGATCAACGCCTCCCTGCTGTTCCGCCGTCAGCGCGCGGTAGACGACCTTGAATTGCGGCTGTCGCCGCACACTGTCGGCGAGATCGGCGGCGGTCGGCATAAACGTCGCCATCTCCGCCTTCCACTTGCCGATCAAGTCCTGGCCGAAGTCTAAGAGAGTCTTCGGCACACCCAGCCTCAACAGCGTATTGCTCAAGGTAGACACGTTCCTATCCTCCGTGGGCCGCAGCCCATGATTTGATCGCCCTGTCCAGGGCGTGTGCCGTTCTATCGATCCAGGCGGGAGTCCGCATTGCGGCGGCGACATGCGGGTCGCTCACAAAGCCAAGCTCCACCAGCACTGCCGCCCTGGTCGCACATTTCCTCAGCACGCCCGGCAGCAGCTCATAGGTTGAGCCATCCGGCCGGCATCTCAGGATGGGCGCGCACTTCGCCAGCCCATGCGAGGCAAATCCGTCATGCCCCATCGAGACCGCCGCCATTGTCCCTGCCAGCGCCCTGCTCGCCGCCCACCTCGCCCGGTCCGGATCCTCCGTCCAGTAGTAGACATGGCACTCGTGGATGCAGTGCCCGGCCTTCCACTCGTAGCCGTTGCAGTGCAGACTCACCAGCACATCGGGCGGGTTCGCGTGGAGCGCACCGAGCAGGACGCCCAGGCCCTTCGCGCCCGCCGGCTGCCGCTTCGTCTCATAGCCCAGGGCGGCCATCACAGCCGCCACTTGCTGCACGACGTGCGCCTCGCTCAGGCCATCGGGCCCGGGCGCGCCCGGGTCGCTCACGCTGTGGCCGGGGTTCACGACGATTCTCACGGCTTATCTCCAGGGGTCCCGATCTCACTGACCGCGCAGGTAGCGTTCTTTTTTGGCCGGCCCTTGGCGGCCTTATAGTTCAGCGCCGTCTCGAGGAAATCGGGGCCGGCCCAGCCAGCGACCGCGCTGGTGATCCAATGATGGTCGGCCAGCACGCCGGCCGCTCCTCCGCAGATCATCGCGGCGATGAAGCCCAATCGCACGATGCAGGCTCCGTCCTCCATGCGTTGGACCCGCGGCAAGATCAGGCCCCCGGTCCTCATCAGGTCGCGCAGAAGCCCGGCACAGGAACCCACGATCAGGAAGAAGATCAGCAGGTCGGTGCTCGGCAGCGATGCGGTTATCGGCATATCACCCTCCTAGGTGGTCACACAACGTCGCACTACTCTTCCGCGTCCAGGTAGATCGTCAGGTCGCAGTGTTTCTGCGCCTCCACCGCCGCCTTCAGACTCATGCGCAGGAAGCGGCTGTAGCTAGTGAATGTGAGCACGCCGTTCTCGCCCGCATCGAGCGCCGCGAAGCCGCTACTCCCCAGGCTCTGGCTGAACCATGGGCCATCGGCTGTCGGCCCCGTCTCGACCGAGGCGGCCGCCAACCCGCAGCGATTGACGCCCGCTGCCACCGCGACGGTGATGACGCGGTTCGGCCGCTCACCCAGATCCCGCGGCGGCATCACGAGCACCAGATCGGTGGTGCCCAGCGCCGCTACCGGTATCATCTCTCGCCACGCGTTCATTGTCGTTCCTCTCTGTATCTACGGACTCACAACTCCCAGCATCCCGATCGGCCGGCCCGTCTCGCCGCTCATCAGCACCGCGACCGCCTGCGCATCGAAGGCACAAGCGCCGCCGATCGCCGGCACATCTTCATGGGTCTGCCCGCCCACCTGGACCCGGTAGCGGCCCGGACCCGCGAGCGATACCACGGTCCCGATCGCCGCCCGATCGCCGTGCCCGGCCAGCCTCTTGATCGCGCGGTAGAGGCGACTCATGATTCCTCCGGCCAGGGCAGGTCCGGCGATGCCCCCGCCACGATCCCATCATCGATGAAGCAGAACGATTCGGCTTGAATGGGCACGACCGGGATAGCCACCTCGCCGATATAGCCAACATCTGGCGGCGCCGCCCCACCCACGGCAGGCAACGCGAATGGCGTCCGATAGAGCATGATGCGGTCGATGCCCTGATCCATGACGGTCGGCTCTTCGGTCTCGTTGGCGAACACCTCGAGGGCGACCCGGCAGGCCTTCAGCGTGTTCACGGTCGGCGGCGTGGGCCCGTCGCCAGGACCATAGATCGTCACGTCGAGATGATCGTAGATATCATAGCCCGGCGTGTTTTCGCCGCGGAACTCGAAGCAACGCAGATAGGGTCCGGGCGGGTCGTCGTCCACCCGCGTTGAGCAGTACACGCGCACGCCACCGTTCCGGGCCAATCCGGCACTGGGCAGGCGCAAATTGACTGAATAGTCATAGTCGCCGACCTCGGCCGGCATGTGCTGGATGGCGATCGAGGGCGTCGTTTCCTTGCTATCGTCATCAGCATCAAAAAAGGTCAACTTGAACCAGTACCCATAGAAGGGCGCCTCTTCGCTACGATGGAAAGAGCCCTGACCCACGTTGTAGTGGAGTCTTATCCCGTGCGGCGATGGATAGGTCAGAGGCACACTGGCCTGCCGAGTGAGAATCCATGCAGGCGCGCCAGGGTTGTAAGATGGCATCTGTATCCCGCCCTCATCAGGCGGGAAGCACGCGACGTAGTAGTACCAGCCGATGTTGAGGCCGTCTCCGAACAGCAGATCGGCAACGACTCCGATGTCGCCTAGGTCGAGTTCGCTGAGCAGCGGCGCCGGGCCGCCGATCGGCACGTTGTAACTCGCCACCAGCAAGTTCCGGTCCACCTGTAACCACGGTATGATGGTAGCGACCGCGGGCCTCACGTTGCCCGCCACCAGCACGCGCTCGGCGCGTCCCTCCAGCCTGATCTCGCCCGGGCGCACCACCTCGCTGACCTTTCCCATGCCCATGGTGCGCTCGGCCCGCAGAATGTCACGCACGACGCGGGCCAGCCGCCCGCCGCCGCCTGTCCTTTGCGCCCTCTGCGGTTCTGCGGTGAATGCCCGGCTCACGCGTCCCTCCAGCACTCGACCTGCACCTCGTGCATCCACTCCGCCGCCTCGACATCGAACCGCGTGCGCAACGCCACGATTAGGGCATCGTCGAGGTCCGGACATCCCCCGGGCAAATCGGTGAGTGTGACCTTCTGGCCCTTGCGGTACGCGAATGGCCGCGGCCAGCGCAGGCTCACCGAGTAGAGCCACTTGCCCGATTCCGCCGCCAGATCGTCGGCGATCTGCTGCCCGATTGTGAAAACCGGAAAGGCAGTTCTGCTACCTAACAGGTTCTCATTGCGGTAGACTTTCGGGAAAGTGCCGAGGCCATCGGCCTGCGCGTGGTATTGCGAGGTGTATTCCTGGCCCTTCACCTGCTCGGGTTGGCTCCCATCCGGGTTTGTCTGCCACTGACCTTCCGGTGCCAGCGCGGGGTTCACCTGGAGAGCCGACTGCAAAGTGCCCGGCGCATCCTGGCGATCGGTGCTCAATACCTTCGCTTGCCCCTCGCTGTCAGGCTTGCCGACCTTCTGCGTCGTGGCGCGCACGTTGGTAGGGCTGATCTGATCGTACGAGGTGATTGTGTGAGCGACGAAAATGCTTGGCTCATCGCCGTTGGTCGGGTCACGCTGCCAGGTCTGTTCGTCCCGCAACACGAGCCGCCACTGATCGTCGTAGCCGAGTGTTGTGGTTGTGATCTTGCGCGTGGGTTGCTCGGACCTGAGGTTTGTCTGCTCCTCGATCCGCGTCTTCCTGAGAATTCGGCCCTGCCAGGCGCCGCCCTCGTTCACATCCTCATAGGTCAGGTCCTCGGTCGTCCGGCTCACTGCCTGCCAGATCGATGATACGTTCGGGGCCTCTGGCTTCGTGCTGGTCTCGGTGACTCGATGGTTGGGCGACTGCTCGACGATCCGCATGCTCGCGGTGGGTTCGCCGCCGTCCTGGGTCGTGCCCGTGCTCAATACCTTCTCGGCCGAGGAGTAGACGGTCAGGTAGGTATAGGTGGCGCCGTAGACATCGATATCGCCGACCTGTGGCTGCCGGGCCCTCGAGACCGTCGTCATGCCCTGCGAGCAATCGATGGTGCCGGCGCTCGCACCGTTGCCCCGCCTCCGCACCACCAGATTCTCACCATCCACCCAGGCATCGGCCCGATAGCGGCGGCTCTGCTGCAGCGGCTCCAACAGTCGGGCAATGGCCGCACTCACCGACTCATCAGCATTGACCACAAATTGCTTGAGCCCATAGTTCGAGGCATCCCAGATCAGCCGGAGATTGACGCGGGCTGCCAGGTCGGTGGCGACATGGATGGCACTGGGATTGGTCGCCTCGGTCGCCTGCGCGCCATAGGACCGGTAGCCGAAGGTCTCTTCCCCCTGCTCCTCGATCAGTAGCGCCGCCTGGTCGCGCGCATGCACGTGCTGGCGCACCTGTCGCTCGCTGGCATCGATTGAGCAGTCGTCGACCCTAAACGTCCCGTAGTCATCGTAGCCCAGGTCGGCAAGGCCCAGCCGCACCCTGATGAGGTCGCCCCGATCGAGCGTGCGCCAACTCTGCGCCGTGGGAGTCAACGGCGCCGTGCTATCGCGCTCGACCAGCACCAGGTCCAGCGCATCGGCCAAACTGCCCAGATCCGAGTCGATATTCGCGCTGATCGGATGGACCTCGATCACAGGAACGTCACCTCTGCCACCGGCGCGATCACCTCGGCCAGCGCCGCCGCCTCGAGCGCCTGGTTGATCACCGTCGCCTCAATCAGCACGCCATCCACGACCAACGGCATGACATCGACCTGCAATTGCAGCGCGTCAGACATCCGATCATGGAAGACGCTTGCCGCGATCTGCACCCAATCACTGATCAGCGGGGCAACATCGACGATCAACTCCAGGGCATCGCTGATCGGATGATCCGTCCCGATAGTCTCGCTCGCCACGCCCTCATCGGTGACGCTGAGGCCGAGCAGCAAGGATTCGGCGGCGATAGCGGAATCAGAAACCGAGATCCGGGTGATAACGAGCACAGAGATGGCGTCCGTGCCCGTCGCCGCCTCAGCCACTGTCGGTTCGTAATGTACGGCGGCGGATTCGCTGCTCTCTCCAGACTCACTTGACGCTTTGCTGACCGACCCGATTGTCCCGACTTTCCAGGCCCACCAGGTGTAAGTGCTACCGCTAGCATTCACATGGTTGTGAGAACCGAGCTGAAACCCATCCGCCTCGAGCGCCTGGATCGCGTTGGCGATCTCGGTGCTGCTGCCGACGTAGAAACTGGTGTCGCCCGGTTTCGTCGACGGATGCCAGACTGCCGGATACGAGCCGGTCGCATCGGTCATCACTACGTCCGGCCGAAAGCCGAGGCCGCTGATGGTGCGATCATCGGTTCCATCGCCGGCGTACTGGCCTCCATCGGCCATCCCCGCGAGCTTCTTGAAGGCCGCCCAGTAGATGGCCTTGCCGTTCTGGTTGGCATAGTTGCTTGACCCGACCTGGAAGCCATCGGCGGCGAATGACTGGATGATGTTGGCTGCGTGGTTGGTCGCGCTGAAGAACTGCGTGTACCCCGCCGCCATGTCGGCGGTCGACCAGACCGCCTCTTGGTCCTCGCATTGGCACCAGACCATCGCGGGCTCGAATCCCACGCCAGCGATATCGCGGTTGTCAGTCCCGTCGCCAGTGAACTTGCCGATCGTGAAATCATCGTTGCCATTGTCGGCGATGGCGAGCCAGTGATAGGTGTAGCCGTTGCGGTTCACCGGCCAACTGTTCCCGATCGTGAACCCGTCTTCGTCCAGGCTTTCAATTCTGGTGGAAATGAGGCCGGCCGAGGCGGATGCCAGATAGCCGCTCTTACCGGCCGGCATCTCCCGGGTCTTCCAGACCGCGAGTTGCACCTGGCCCTCGGCCTTCACCACCACGAGATCAGGCGCGAAGCCGATCCCGGTGATCGGCCGGCCCTCGTTGCTATCGCCGACGTATGTCCCGACCGCAATCTGCATCGATCCCTCAGTGAGGCGGGGCCGCCAACGACTGCAGTTTGGCGGCGAGCTGGCGGCGCACCGCCTCGATAGCCGCCGGATCCCGACTCCAAGTGTGCCAGTCCAGGGCGACGGGCGCGATGGTCTGGCGGGCCCAATCCGTCTGTCCGCGAGGAGCCAGCATCGCTAGCAGATCGAAGTCATCGACGCCATCGCGCAGCCAGTTCATCCGGATGCTCGGGGCGAAACTGCCATCGACCAACTTGTAGACGAGCTGAGCTTCGCCCGGGTGACTCGATGAGTAGGCCTCCACGTTATCCCAGGGCGTGGCCGGCTGATCGACTTTCCAGTAGAGCAGACCGGTGTAGCCAAGCCGCCAATTGATCATGCCGGCCATCAGACGGTAATTCGGCTCTGGGTAGTCGAGTTGCCAGCACGGAGCGTAGCCGCTCTGCTGCAGCGTCATGCAACTCCAGACGCGGCCGCCATGTGCGATGAATGCCGCCTGATCGGTCGCCACGTATTGCTGCGGCATGCCGACGCAGATATCGAGCCAGCTCGACCAGGGAGAGCGCGGCGGAACCGTCACCATGCGCTTGATCCGCCCCGCCAGGGCCCCCGACCATGCCTGTAATGCCGAGGAGCCGGTGGTGCCGATCGGCTCGTCCGCGAGATAGGCGTAGGATAGCGCCAGGCCAGGGAACTTCACGAGTGCCGCATCGACCATGGCCGCCGTGGGTTTGCTCGCGCCGATGACGCCGGTGCCCTTATTGATCGAGGCCCAGAAGCCGAGGCTCGCGCCGGTCTGCCCGAGCGCGATATCCGCGGCGGTATTGGCGCTGCCGATCCAGGTCGGTTGCAAACCGTGTTCGAGCAGTAGTTTCTCCAGCGCCGCGTTCCCGCGGTTGGGCGGCCAGGTGCCAAATGCTGTCTGCTCCGCCGATCGATCGGGCAAGTCGAAGTTCCAGACCGTCACCATCAGATGGAGCGTGACCGCTCCGTTCGCATCGGTGACGATCATGGGCACGCAGTAATCGCCGGGCGCCAGACCCTTCGATGCGTAGACGTCAATCCACAATGGCTGATTCTGACCGGCCGCCACAGTCACCGACCCGGGCATTGGCAAGAGCGCGTCAGGATACTGGCCCGGGCCCAGCGGCTTATTCGTTTGCATCGACCAGTTGGCGGAACCCCTGGTCACGGTCACATAGTGTTCGAGCGACAGTCGCACAGTCAGAGGCGTCTGGCCGACCGTGATGGTCACGCCGGTGACCGGCCCTCGCAGGATCAGTTGGGCCGATTCCCACTCGTTGTGGGCCAGCGCGATGTTCAATGCCTGCGCCGTTCCGGCTGCAGCCGTTGGCCCGATTCGCGCCCACGGGGGTTCCAGCCAGGCGGATCCGAATGCCGGCGCCGCCATTCCGATGAGCGCCAGCACCAACACCGACAACATGCATCGTCCCAACCATCGTCTCAGCATCGATGCCTCCTGATAATCCCCGGCTAGGTCAGGCTGATCTCGAGCGTCAACTGCCAGGAGCCGCCTGATTTCGTGCCGAGGGTCGCCACCTTGCGGTTGAGATTCATGCCGGCGGCCGCGCCGTTATCGACCGTGCATTCCTCCCATGCGAAGTTGGCGGCCGCTTCGCCGAAAGTGGCCTGGAACGTCACCTTGTGATCGGCCGTCGCCCCGACCACCGGGTAGCCGGTGTCCATCGCCTGATAGGCGGTGCTGCCACCCTGGAGCGCCGTCTGCACGCGGTTGGCGGCCGCCGTGCCATTGCCCACGCCCAGGCGCGCATTCGCCTCGCTGTAGGCGGTAGCAGTGTCCCCAGTCAGGAGCTTGAACAGCTCCTCGATCCCCTCATCAAGCAGGAGGTTGCCCTCGATCACGCGCTCGGCGAGGACTGGATGCTCCTCGAGGAACAGCCGCTCTCCGAAGCGCCGGCCATGCACGCGTCGGTATTGATCGATGTCGCCCGCATACTCACGGACCGTGAACCGCGCATGCCATTTGATCGCGTCAGTCTGTGCTGACATTAGCCTAGCTCCTTGAACCGTACGTAGGCCCGGCGCGGGTTGCCAACCTGGCTCGTATCGGCCGGGATGTTATAGCGCATCCAGCAGGCGGCCCACCCGTTGACCGCCACGTCGCCGATCGTGATGGGGGAGGTTGTCCAACTCCCGGGGTTGCCAGCAACATCGGGCGCAATCTCGAGGAACTCATCGCCATCGTTCGCGCCCACTGCCTCGATCACGAACTGGCAGTTTTCCAGCGTCTCCGCTGCGGTGCTCGTGTTCTGCCACCAGATCCGCCTTGGCGTCGTGGCCGCGCCATCGCGAACGCTCCCCTCATCGTAGGAATCCGCTGCCGGGGTGGCCTGATCGGTCTCGTATTTCGTGACTTGCTTAGCCATCGGACTCCCCATAGGCCCGCAGGAAGGCGCGGGCGATGCTGTCCACCGTCCCCTCCATCTCGTCTTTGAGGTAGCCCCGAATCGCCTCACCGGGATCGCCGAGGCGCTGGATCGCGTCATAGGCCGGCGACCACAGCCTCATCACAAGCGCGTGAACGACCTCATGACAGGCGATGAAGCTCGAGGGCGCGGCGCTGGGGCAGTAGCGGAATGAGACCGTCCTGTGCGAGAAGCAGCACTCGCAATCAGCCATGGTCGCCACGAACTGACCCGGTACGATCTCGACCGTCCACCCGCCATCCTCATTCAGGCGCTCCCACCACTTGCGGAACAGCCCCTCCCACTCTGCATTGTGGTCGCTCACGTCGGGCCTCCGATCACCGCGAACACCATCTCGACCTGATAGGCCTCGACCCCGCGGAGGTGTATTGGGTTCAGGCCGATGAAGAAGACGTCATAGGTGTTGCCCTCGTGGTCATCCCACTTCCAAACCTGGCCGAGGACTGCGAACTTGGTCTGGAAATCCGCCAGGGTCGCCGCCTCCATGTAATCGGTGCGCAGGTTGATCCTGCTGTCGGCTGACAGGACGCCCAAGTCCTGATGGACCATGCCGCTGAGCGTCGGATGCGAACTCGAGCGCCTGACCAGAGTGACCGTGTATTCGGCCGGGTCATAGTCCAGATAGGTGGGATCGGGCGTCTCCTCGCTGGGATATCTCAGGCAGCACAGGCTCGCCATGTCAGTTCCTGGGGTGCTCCTGCTCGCGCTCCAATTCCGCAGCGATCTCATCCATCAGATCCCGGATCTTCGGGCTTGGCGTTTGGCGCTTGCCTTCGTAGTAGAAGTTGGTCACACGCCCACCCGTTTCCGTCGTCACGCGCCCCCAGCCGGCCAGCGCCGCCGTCATCGCCGGGCGCCCACCCAATGCGCTGGCGATGGTCTTCTGGAGGTTCTCGCTGCTCTTTGCCAGTTGCTCGAAGACCCCGGAGAGCGCCTTGGAGGCCCGATCGACGTAGGTGGTGAGCTTGCCCTGCTCATCCTCCAGCATCTTCAGCATCTGCTCGTGCCAGCCTCGGCGCTCCTCGAACTTGGCCCGATCGACATCGGTGGCGCCCTTCTCTGCCTGGAGCGCCGTGTCCCTGGCCGCCGCCAGCCGCTGCTGCGCCTCGGTGTCGGAGATCGCGTGCTGTTCCCACGCGGTCATCACGGCCTCGCGGTATTTCTCGGCCCATGCTGAGAGCTCGTCGGGAGATGGCGTGGCGGCCGTCGCCTCGAGCCGCTGCTTCTCTGCAATCATGCCGGCGCCGAGCTGCCCCTGCAGATCCGGCGATATCCGCGGGCTCACGGCCAGCGCCTTCTCGATATTCTCAAGGCGGGCCTGGACCTCGGGCGCCAGCCCTTCGAGCGGCTTGGCCTTCGCGAGCTGATCGAGGTAGGCTTTGTTGATCAGGCCCTGCGTGTACTCACTGTCCTGCCGGGTGATCTTCAGCTGATCGAGCGCGTAGGCGCGCGTGAGTTCCAGCATCCGAAGTTCGTGCTGATAGAGGCCGGCCCGCGCCTGCCGTTCTTCCTCGGTCCACTGGATGCGCTCGTCGTGGATCTGCTTGTCGGTCTCCCGGACCTTGTCCCTGAGCCTGACCAGTTCTTCGGCCGCCGCCATTTCCGCCTGAGTCTGCAGCTTGGTCAGCTCGATCCACTTGGGATCCTTGGCTTTCTTCTGCTGCTCGGCCAGTCGGCCAGCGGCCTCCGCAATGCGGTTGAGTTGATCGAGGTACTCCCCGGCATTCAACACCGCCGACTTATAGAGGTCCTGGGTCTCATCGATCCATTGCTTGACCCGGGCGGCAGCCTCGGCCGCGGTCTCGCGCGCCCGCTGAGGTGCCGCTTTCTTGGGCGTGGCATCTACCGCGGTCGCGCCGAGGCCGGCCAGTTCTTTCTCGGCCTTGGCTACCTCAGCGCGTAGTTCCCTGATCTTGTCGGTGATCGAGATGGTGCCGGCAGCGAACTTGCCTTGCTCGAAGAACGTCTTCTGGGGCTCAGCCACCGCCGTCTTGATCAGGTCATCCAGCCACCTCTTCTGGTCGGAGATCTGGGCCTTGAGATAGTCGATCCTGGAGGTACGCCAGGTCTCGGCCCTCAGTTGCGCCGCGTATGCCGGGTCGGCCTCCATCCGCTGCAGCTTCAGCAATCGGAGGGCATCGGTCAGTGCGCCAACTGACTTGATCTCCGCGTCGTAGTGGCGGAGCAGCTCGGGGAAGTGTTCGCGCAGGCGATCCGAGATGTCGGCGAGCTCCTTGCTCTCGGCGGCCGTCCGATGCTGATTGGCCGCCAGCTCCTTCGCCCGCTCGGTCAGGGGCATCAGGGTCCTGAGCTCGTCCGCATTGGCCGCGCTGGCGCTGGCGGCCGCCTCCTGTGCCTGCGCCCACTTGATCCAGGCGCCCACCCCGATGCCGACCGCGGCAACCACGACTCCCAGCCACCCCATGCCCCCGAGACCCGCGATCTCGACGGCGCCCATTGCCGTGGCGACCGATTTGTAGGCGACGGCCAGCATTCCCAGGGAGCCAGCAGCCGCGAAGGCGGCGGCCCCGCCAGCTGCCGTCGCGCCAGCCCATCCACTGCTCGCCTCTTTCGATGCCTTGAAACCAGCCGCGATCCCCTGGAGGCCTTTGGCCGCGCTGGTCAACGCCGGCAGCAATGCGCCGCCGATTTCCTCCGCCCCCTGCTGGATCGTGACGACGAACCGGGACCACTGCATCCCGAATGTCTTCTGCATTGCCTGGAATGCCTGGTCCACCGAGCCAGCCGCGCTGCTGACCTCCACCAGCTTCTGGGCGAACAGCTTCGAGTCGTTGGAGGCCAGGGCGGCGACCGCCTTGTAGGCACGGGCGCCACCCGCCATCTGGATCATCGCCAGTTCGTCGTCGCCCGCCGCTTTCGTGAGGAACGCGATAGCGCCAGCCAGGCCTTTCGCCTGGATGAGCGCCTGACCGGATGCGTAGCCGGCGCCCTGCAGGGCCGCTTTCAGTTGCGCGCTCGGGCTGGTCAACCGCACCATGACCATGTTCAGGCCCATCAGGCTATTCTCGGCGTCGTAGCCCACCGTCGTCATGGTGGCGAGCGCGGCAGCCAACTGGTCGTAGCCGATGCCCAGTTGGGAGGCGACCGGCACGAGCCCCTTGATCGCGCCAGCCAGCTCACCGAAGGTCATGCGGCCCTTGAGGCTCGCCCGGAACAGCGTATCGGTGACCCTGGTGGACTCCGAGGCGTTGAGGTTGTAGGCGCGCAGGATAGTGACCAGCGTATCGCCCACCTGTTGCACATCGGCTCTTCCTGCGACCGCCGCCTTGGTGGCCGCCCCGAGGATCTGCTGTCCGGCCTCGCCGCCGAATCCGATCTTGGCGATGTTGGAGAGAGCACCGGCCAGCGCCTCGTCCGCGATCCCGCTCTCGCGTGCCAGCGCATGGAGTTGCTCGGCCACCGCCGCGATGCCCTGATCGCTCAGCTGCAGCACCTTGTTGAGGTCAGTGAGCACCGACTGCATCTCGGTGGCCTCGCGGACCGCCATCTGCAGGCCGGCCACCATCCCGCCCCCGAAGCCAGCAAGGACCGCGGCTGTCGCCAGCGCGGTGCCGCGGCTCTGATCCAACAGCGAGTTCGCCTGCCGCAGGCCATCGCGGAAGTTGCTCAGATTCAGTTTCAATACCGCGGTGACTTCGCCGACCCTCACTTCATCCTCAATCCGAGCGCCCGAGCGAACTCGGTGGCATCGAACTTCTTGGGCCGCACCCCGCCCTCTCGCCGCAGCAATTTGACCACTTTCTGCAGACTCTCGAATCCCCGCTTGCCGCCTCGAGCTGAGGCCGCCACCACATAGGCGAGGTCCATCTGCTCCGCGTCACGCAGGGCCCGCCGGCGCCGGATCCGCTCCACCATCACCATGACTTGGGCTGGCGTCCATTGCTCGGCGATCTGCGCGGGCGATCCGCCATACTCGGACATGACCAGATCGAACGCGTCAGCCCATCCATGCTCTACAGCACCGGCGCCATCTCCAGTAGCGGCGCCATCGCCCGCATCTCCGCTATCAGTAAAGGGACCTGGTTGACCTCCAGCAACGCGCGCACGATCCGCAGGCACAGAAGCGGAGTCAGATGCTGCATCAGATACTCGGGCTCGATGTCGAGGAGCTTGCCGAGGAACTCCTCGAGCGCACCGGCCAGCGCCGGCAGCAGCGTGGTGAGGTGCTGATCGAAATGGTCGATGTCGATCTCGGGGCACTGTGTGATGATCCGATGCAGAATCTCGCCCAGGTCGGCCGAAACCACTTTGATCTGCCCGAGCACCAAGGGGCGGATGATGACAGTGCGCTCCCCGATCCGGAAGCGCCGCTCGTCAGGTAGCACTGTCTCATCGCCGAGCGTTCGAATCTGCCGAAAGAGTCGCCGAAGGAAGTCGTTCATTGCTTTCCCTTAGCCTTGGGGGCGGCCCCGGGTGAAGCCGCCCCCTCGCGCACGCAGCCACCCTGTCGGGGGGCCTGCAAGGAAGGCGTCTTAGATGATCGGGAACTTCTCCAGGTTGCCGAGTTGATCGTTGGCCAGCCGACTCGTGTCGGCCAGCACCGTGATCTTCATGGGGATGTTCAGCGGCTTCTCCTTGCCGATCGTGATGTCGCCATCGAAGCCGATGTTGCAGCGGTAGAACGTCGCCGCGTAGCGGTAGCCCGTCGGCCCGGGCAGGATCATCAGCACTTCCTCGTCCGTGATCGAGACGCGACCGCCGAATGTAATGCGGCGCGTCCCATTGCCCAGATCGACGGGAGCACTCGCGCCGAGCACGATCTGGAAGTTCTCCAGACTGGCCTCGATCAGCGGCACGGTCAGCTCGCAACTGACCTCGCCCGGGAACGTCTTGATGGGCGAGCTGGAGTGCTGGCTGAAGATCTTGTTGATCGACTCGCTGAGCGTCCAGCCGATGGCGTCGCTGAAGTCCCCCATGTACTGGCCGCCAACATAGACGGCCAACGCCGCGCCGACCACCACGTTATCCGGCTCATCGGCGCCACCCGTATAGAAGAACAGCGCCGATGACAGGTAGGCGTCCGGCGTGCTCTCACCGTTGTCGGCCACCCCGATATCCCAGAGGCCGCCTGCGTCGAACTCGGTGGCATGGGCGGTCAGCGTCATGGCGGTCGCCGAGACATAGGCGACTCGCGACGGGTCCACTACGGTCCACGCGGTGTCGCCGTGTTTGCGGCACAGGATGACGCTCTTGCTCCCCGCATCGAGGAAGCCGGTTCCAACGACGCTGATCGCGTCCCCGGCCTTGCCGAAGCCAGCCTTGATGCTCGTAATCGTCGTCGCCATTGTCAGCTCCTTAGGTCCTGGGTGTTCGCAGATCGAACACCACGTTGAATGCGGCGAGATGGCAGGTCAGATTGTCGGCCTGTTCTTCGCCGATGTAGGCGGGGCTGTTGGTCTTCTCGACGGTGAAGGCCTCGAGGTCGCCCATGAGGAGACCGCCCTTTCGAGGCAGCCGGTTGAAGATGCTGTAAGCCTTTGCGAGCGCGCCATTGGGAGTGATGGCCCGGGCCACCACCTGGATCGTCGGATGCTCGCGCACTCCGTAGAGCTCGGGCGGATAGCCGCCTGTCGCGTGCAGACTCACACAGGCGGCGGGACTGGCGGGACGTTCGATTTTGAAGAGCGTCGATGCGATCACGCCTTCGCCCTGCTCCTCGAGCCAGTCGCCGAACTCGTCGATCAGCAGGCTCACGGTGCCGCTCCCGCTGCCGGGACTGTCGGCACGACCTGCTTGGTCGTCATGCCGGAGATCGGGCGGCCATCCACATAGACCGCGGCGGTGCCGCTGGCGCGGAGAGTCCCCTCGTCGATCGGCGCCTCGCGCATGGCTCGGCCCAGCAGGTCCTCGGTCGCGTCGATCATGCCGTCGACCGCGCCAGCCAGCACCGCGGCCGCCAGCACGTGGCCAGAGGCCCCGGCAATCGCCGGGCCGGCAATCGCCCGTTTCATCTGAATGCCCATGCGATCGGCATATCGCTTCGCGTTCTGCTTGAGCGGGTCCTCGAGGTACTTGGCCTTCCCGCCCTTGGGATGGCGATAATCGAGGCGCTCGTGCTGAGCCAGGGCATAGGGTGTGTTGAAGCCCGCGATGCCCTTGATCTCGTGGGGCAGGGCTGCACCGGAGAGCGCGCGCATGAGTTCATCCATGCCCTCGAACTCGAAGCCGATGGCACCCTTGCGATGTCCTTCGCGCCCACTGAACTTGACGCCGATCTTGGCCATCAGCAAAATACCCTCGTGGTCAGTGCGTCGCCGCCTAGGCCGGGCGCGCGGCTCACCGCGATCACCTCGACATAGCTCTCGCCGTCGCTGGAGAGTTGATCGCCGGCCGCCACCTCGTGCTCGCCGGGCAACGTCACGCTGATCTCGGAGAGCAACTCACGGCCGTCTTTGCTGCGAACGACGCGCCGCTTTTCAACCCACCGGCCCTTGCTCTGGACGGCCCGGGCGACCACGGGTTGCCCATAACCATCATTGCCGGTCGCCTGTTTCCACCAGATATCCTGGGCGGCATATGAGCCGATCATCGTCCACTCCCCAGCGTGAACTCGCCCAGCGGATTGTCCGACGTGGCAATGACGCCACCGCGACTGATGAACGGCATCATCATCCGCCTAGCCTCCGCGCTCATCAGGGGGCTGTTGGTCGCGCCCTTGCCGAAGGTCTCGCTCAACCCATCGATGGCGAACGTCTCGACGCCGCCGGCCTGCAACGCTGATCGCCGCTGCTGTTCCGCCCCGAACGCCAACAGTGCCAGCGCCTCTTCGCACTGGGCCTGCTTCACGGGGATCGGGATGATGTAGGCGAGACTCGCATCCGTATCCCGGTATCGGGGGAAACTCAGCGCCTGGGTCGGGATCACGGGACTGAGCAACTCGCCGACGACCCGCCGGGTCACTTGGAGACGGCAACTCTCGACGTGGCGGCAGGCCATGACGAGTGCCTTCTCCCGATCGGCAGTCGCGGCAGTCTCCCACGCGCTCGCATGAAGCCGGCCGGCGAAGTAGTCAGTGGCCTCCGCCAGCGTGACGTAGGAGTTGCTTGAATCCCCCGAGATGGTCGCGACGATGTCCACCTACGGCTCCACCTCGTCGACCAGACCCGGTCTCTTCCACAGGATGTGGATGGCGTGGGCGGCCGAGAAGCCCTTGGGGTTCTTGGTCACCGTCAGGATCAGGTCGCCATAGCAGATCTTGACATCGCGGCCCTTGGCGCGCAGATAGAACTGCTCGCCTTTGCTGGCCGCCTCCTCGAGCGCCTTCGTGCGCGCCGGCTCCGGCAACGCCATCCGTTGCGCCAGCGTCGGCCGACTCGGACTGGCAACGGCCCTGACCTGCGGTTGCGGTTCCTTGCTCACGGCGGTGTCGGGTTCCGGCGCGCCCGGCGCGTCGCCACCCGGTTTGTTTGGATGATCAGGCATCGTCGCTCCTTATATTAGGAGGCCTGGCCCCTCGACCGGGCCTCCACAGTCAACTATGGTCCGTGCCTACACCAGCGCGTAGGCGAGCAACACGTCGACGTGCGAGCTGCCCGTGAGAGGGTCGCCCGTCACGCCGATGGTGATCGGGTCGTCGACATCCAGCGCCACGAATGACGCGCCGTCTGCCAGGACCGCGGCGTTCGCCGCTCCCGCCCGCAGCAACGCCGACCGCGTGAGTCCAGCGACAGCGGCTGCGACCAGCTTGGTCGAGCCATCCAGGATGTCCACCGTGGTGGCGCCGGCCGCTCCGGCCCCGATCGCAATCAACGCGCAATCGACGAGGCGCAGGGCCTTGCCGGTGGGCGGAGCCACGACGGTGTGACCGCTGTTGATCTCCGCGGCAGTCACGCGGTGGCGAATGGTGAGCAGGACGCCAGCCGCCAGGGCGCTAGCCCCGACCGCGCCGTCCGCGATGTTGTCGGCCTCGACGGCCGCAGCATCCAACTTGGCATGCGTCACCTCGCCATCCAGGATGTTCGCGGCTTCGACCGCGTCATCATCGAGCGCCGCATGGCCGACCGCGCCGTCGGCGATGTTATCCGCCTCCACCGCGTCGGCTGCCAACTTGGCGTGCGTGACGTTGGCATCCAGGATCTTCGCGCTTGTCACCGCGTTGGATGCCAGGGATGCCGCGATCAGACCGCCTGGCTTGACCGCGAGCAGGCCGCCGACAGTCACATAGATCGTGCTGTCGTCGACGTTCGCATTCGCCAGGATGGCGTCTGTCTGCAGTTCGCGGATGATGGTGCCAAGTGCAACATCACCCAGGTTCGGACACGTCGCGTGGTCGAGTTCTTCGACCTGCCTATCCGTGATGGCCATCGGTCACATTCTCCTCAGTGGCGATCCCGAGACGCTAGGCGCTCGGTATTGGCCTGCCCTTAGGCCAGGTCAGAGATCGACCCCTGGACGTAGGGGTTCGAGCAGACCAGCTGCGCATAGTGGATCAGCCACATCTCGAGGGCGTCCGAGGTGTTGCCCATCAGCAGGATCCCGAACCCCGGCATGCCGGGCACCGCGACCACATTGCGCAACGACCGCGCCAGCTCGCTGTTCGCGGTCACCGGCAACATCTCGTAGCTGAACCGCGAGACATCGACCACATCCATGCGGGTGGCGGTGTAACCGGGGCATCGGATGACCTGAATCCCCTCGAAGTCCAGCGCCATGTAGCCGCCCGAGAGCCGGACGGCCGTCTGCCGGCGCTCGCCCTTGTAGAGCGCGCCGAAGTTGCGCCACTGGGTCGGGCCGGCCCAGATCTCCAGCGCCGACTGATCGGCGCCCCGGCCGATCACCTCGTCGACCACATCCGCGATCAACGCCTCGGAGAGGTTCCGGGGGGTCCCTGTATTGTCGTTGACATACGACTTCCACCAAGTGTGCGTCGAGCGATCGACGCCGGCGTAGGTGCCGGTCTCGCCGATCGCTGCATAGAGTCCGGTGATGTCCTTGGCCGAGTTGCCCGTACCGTCCGACAGCAGCTGCGACTCGATGGACAGGCGCATGTCGCGCACGCCATTGTCGAGTTCGGCCCTCAGCATGTCGATGAACGTCCCCCCCTGCTCGGAAGTCGCCAGAGTCAGACCGCCCAGGCCGATCTCGGCCTTGACGCTCCTGTACTCGAGCGCAGCCGGATGATACGACTGCTTCCCTGAGCCGTCAGCCGTATCGCCCTCCGCATAGCTGCCCACGGAGGTGTTGCCGGCATAGTTCACCTGCCAGTTGAGGCGGGGTTTGCCCCCTCGGACGAGACCCTGCGCCTCGAGTCGGCTGAGCAGGAAGGTTCTCGTCTTGATCGCCGTCACAAAGGCCGGACCATACAGCGTGACGACCTGGTCGGCCAGATCCGTCAGTACTAGCGCCATTTCCCATGCCTCCCGCGCGGGTGGAGGCGGCTGCGCCCTAGGCGTGCCTCAATGCCCAGTCGGCCAGCGCGTCCCCAGCCTCCGCGACCGTTTTGGGGGCCGGGCGCTCCGAGCCTGACTGGCCCGGGTTGCTCGGTCCTCCCACCGTCGTCGGCTTTTGAGGCTGGGCGACCAGGTACGGCTTGTCTTTGACCAACGCTGTCAGGAGATCTTCGAGGCCGCTGACCTTGCCTTCATCGTCCACCTGCACCGCCCCAAACCCCGGCAGTGTGCGTGCGATCACGAAGGCATCATCCGGATTGATCACTCCGGCCTTTGTCGCTGCGAGCAGGAAGCGGCTTTTCACGAGATCCTCTTTGCGGGCCACCCGATCTGTCTCCCGGGCCGTCCGCTCGGTCTCGTAGAGAGTCTGGAATTTCTTCTGCTCCTCGAGCGTCTTGCGCTCGGTCTCCTGTTGGGCAGCAGCGATATCGGTGAGTTTCTTCTCGGCGGCTTTAGCTCGCTGGCGGAGCGTCTCCATTTGGGAGCGCACCCCGCCCGTATACTGCTCGTCACTCAGATCGAGCGACCCATCCGCGAGAAGCTTGGCCTTCTGCTCCTCGGTCAGCGTCAAGCGGAAGCCACTTGACTCCTGCTGGGTCTGAGCGGGATCGGGCGCCTGCCCGCCGCCACCTCCAGCACCGCCTCCGGATCCGCCGTCGCCCGGGCCGCCGTCGCCGGCACCGGGCGCTTCGCCTTCCGCGAGAGCCATCGCCGCTCCACAGAAACCCGCTAGAATCAAAGACAGGCTTAGCATCATGGTCGCCTCCCGTTTTCGGCCCGTCGGCCTCTCGCGGGCAGTTCCGCTGACCGCTCCGTCTTATCAGAAAGCTCGATGTGTGAGCTCACTTCCGTTTCCTCTGGATCGCCCGGTTGCGAATCCGGGCCGATGCCTCGGCCGCCGTTTTGGTCGTGGATCGCCCCTTGATGTGGCCGGTCGACGCCTCCACGATCGCCCAGGGCTTCGATTTCACATTGCTCCGTTTCTGAACCGTCACTGGCATCGGTCACCTGGCAAACAAAAAGAGGCGGACATCTCACAGCCTTGCGGAACGCAACGCTCCAAGATGCCCGCCTCGTCTACTCGACTCCGGCGGCCTATTCAGTTCTCGTAAGGGCTATACCACGTCAGCGCGCGGAAGTCAATAGGACGTTCGCCGGCCAACCACACGCGGACAGGATCCGGCGCCGTCTCGGCCTGAAACGGCGGGCACGCCGACCGCCCTGCGGCGCCCGGTAATACTGGCGTATGTCGTGCATGGTCCTATCCAGGTCAGACAGGCGGCCTATCTTCCTCGCCATCACGCGGCCCTCCTGATTCTCTTCGCCTCGGCTCGGGCGCGGCCAGCGAACTCCTGCCGGAATACATTCTGCAGCTGCCCGGGCGACTTGTACGAGTACCGCGCTTCGATGCCGCCGCGCTGCTGCTCCTGCTCGGTCGCCAGCGCCAGCACGAAGGGCGTCAGCACATGCGCACAGTTCGGATGGAAGGGCGGGCCGCCGTTGATCGCGGACAGAGGCGGGTAGCCCATGACCGGTTCCCCCGTCAGGCTGACGATCACCCCCTCGTAGTAGATGCAGAAGTCGGCGGCCTTGTGGGCGCTGACCTGTGCGAGCTGGACGTTGTGCTCTTGCAGCCGGTTGACCGTTCCTTCGGTCATCGCCTGACGAGTCGTGGTGCGTGCCACCATCTCTGTGTATCGGTCAAGATCCCAGTCACGGCCGAGCCGATCGGTGAACTTCAGCTTGCCCTTCGCCAGCAATTCGCCCTTGAGATCCCGACTGACCTGGATGCGGGTTTTGCCCTCGGCGATCCCCTGGGCAACCGCACGCATGCCCAACGTTCGGAAGTCATCCTTGACTCGCCGACCGATCTGAGCGAGTGCGAAGTCGGTGACCCGCTGCATCTCTGTGACCACCGCCTGGACTGCCTCGCGATGTACCTGGGCGAACGCCGCTCTCTGGGGCATGCCAAGGTTCACGCCTGCCCGCCGCACTCCGTTCGCCCCCTGATCGCCGAATGCGACTCCCGCCTGATAGGCCTCCGGGATGTTGAAGGCGATCCAGACTGCCGACTCATCATGGAGCTCGGCGAGCACCGTTTCATACTGCCGCAACAGCGCCATCGCGCGTTGCCGGGATGCCAGCGAACTGCTGGCTCTCGACAGGATATCGAGCACATCGGCCGCGGCCTTGCGATAGACGGAGACCAGTGAGTCGATCTGCTGGCCCGTGAAGGCCCTGCGGAATTCCTCGACCCGGCGCCTGCTGATGTAGCGGGCCATCAGCGTCCCCTATGAAATAGCCGCGTCATCCAATCGAACAGTCGCTGCCACCAGGACTTCGGGCGCCGTGTCGCGGACGCGATGATGCTGGCTTCCGCTGCCGCCATTGCCCGCCATACCTCCTCATGCTTACGCCGGCCCAATCCGAGTTTGCGGCGGCGCCGCTTATTCATCGCGCCGTACACGAGACTGTGGAAGATCCGACTCACTGCTGCCCGCCCTCCCCGACCTGCGTCTGCCGTGGCCCGCCGAACGTCACCGCCCGACTCTCGTCCTCGGCGATCCGCTCCATCTCGCCCTCGACCGCCGCGGGTCCATCGAGGCGCCGGATGCTGCTCTCAATGCTGGTGTTGCCGGATGCCAACCGCTGAGCTTCCAGTTGGACCATCTCCATCATGTCCTCGGGCAGCCCATCGGCCCACGCGATACTCACCGGGCAGGGCTCATAGCTGGCCCCACCGTGCTGCTTTTCGAGCAGTTGTGCCGCGTAGAGCACCTGCTTCAACGCCCCGTCGAAGTACAGTCGCTTGCGGTTGATCTTAGCAATCGTGCGGATGAGCCGCAAGCGCAAGGCCGTGCCGCTCTGCGCGACCCCATACTTGTCCAACCCGAAGATGCTCGGACCAGTCTCGCTCAAGATGAACAGCAACTCGATGAGCTGGTCGATTTCCTTGTAGGCGGCCTGGAGGCTAGCATCCCAGAGGATATACTGCGGGATCTGTTCGCCGGCCTCAAGCGGGATGAGGTCGAGTTTGTTCCGGTCGATCTTATCGTCCTCCCCCATCATGCTCGGCGGCACCGCCAACTTCGGGCTCACGTGCTTGTCCAGCACTGCATCGATGCTGCTGATGCGGCTGTTGAGCGCCTCGATCAGTGACTCCAGCCCGACGTAATCGCTGATGCCCCAGAAGCGGCTGCCATAACGGAAGTTCGGGATGTGAAATACCGGGATGAACATCAGGCCGGTTTCGACCTCGGGCTCGAGGCCAGCATACTCGGGCAGCATTGTGATATCCACCTCCTCGACCTTGCCGCCCGCTTGGCGGAACAGCCGGTTGCGGATCAGGCCGGCCTCGTGCTCTTCGACCCGTACGTACTTGAGGTTCCGTTTGCTCGGGTCCGGGTCGGCCTTCTGCCAGGCCAGCGATACCCTGTTGACCTGGCGGATGTCGTCCTCGCTCAGCTCGGGGAAGTAAATGGAACCAGGCACCTCCTCGATCAGCGCCTCGGGCTCGGCCTCCGGGTCGACAGGATTGCGGATTCCCCATCGGACCTTGAGCACCGCGTCGCCCCGGAAACTGGACGCAAGCGCCGCCTCATAGGAGAGCACCCGCAGCCCGTTCTGCCCGACCAGCCGTTCGACCGCGTCTGCCGCCCCGGTGTTCGCCTCGTCCGTCACCAGGTAATCGGGCGGCTCGCCGAACAGCATGTCGGCGCTCAGAGTCGACAGGATGCCGGCGAAGTTGGCGACGATATAGCGGCTCATCTGGAAGGGCCCGCCGGTTTTCACCTTGAAGATGGTCTGGTGCTGCGCCAGAAACAGCCCCTCGAAACGCCCATAGTCTTTGATGCGCGGTTCATGTGCGGCCGGTGGGTATGTCGCCCAGTTGATCATGTTCTCCTCACGCAAAAAGGCGACCCCAGGTCCGCTGAGCGGATCATCAGGTCGCCTCGTCTACTCGACTCCGGCGTGTATTGGATTGTCCGAGCAAATGCTAGCCGACGTCTCCCGCGCCGTCAACACCGGCAGGTATGTGGCCGGTCAGCGGCGCCAGGGCATTGCCCAACTTGAAGTGAGCCTCGGTGCCATCTGTGAACACCATCCGCGGTATGCCGCGGATGAAGATGACGCGCAACCTGGCCTCGCCGAAGCCGTTCATTGCGGCGGAGACGCGGGCAAGCGCTTCGCGCAGGTCCCGCCAGTAAGGTCCGTCGTCCTCGCCTTTTCTCTCGCCCCCGCTGGCCACTGCTCTCACCCGATCGATGCTGCCTGCTCCGGCTCCGAGTACATGACTTCCTTGCACTCGCACTCCGGGCATTCCGCCTTGCGGACGGCGACGCCCTTCTTGAACACGCCATCGCCTGCATACCCGCAGTTTCCACATCTCACCTTGACTGTGTAGACATCCTTCCCTGATGCGCTCATGGTTGCTCCTATCTTCTGATCTTCACCAGCACCCAGGCCAATGCGCGGCACAAAGGCACGACGATCCTATCGGTCATGGACCGCCATACGGCCTCGAACTGTTGCGCCGCAACTCGGAGATCTCCAATCTCTCGTCGGGCAGACCGCAGTAATGCATTCAGCCAAACCAGCAGGGCAGCCATCAACGCGAGACAGAGCACGATCAGTAACATGGTCATGTCGCATTCTACCACCCAGGCGGCTTCTGCGCCCGCGCCTCGAACTGTCCGCGCTTGCGCACTTGCCAGGCGATGCCCGCCGCCATCACCCGGTCGTCGCGGGCGCCCTCCTGCGCCTCCTGCGCGCCATTGTCCTTCGTGACGAAACTGAAGCACTCGTCGATCAACGCCGTCGAATTCAACACGATGTGGCCGTTCGAGATCGCGGCTGCCAACTCGTCAACGAGAATCGGCTTGGTCTGCGCGTCGGTCGGCCATCCCAGCATCGGCTGAGCGGTGCGGGAATGAGCATCGTACCTGACATGCTGGTAGAGCCATGGGTAATGGCAGGTGTGCCGCAGCGTGTTGAGAGTCGAATGGCCGTGGTTGTTGCGCTCCACACCAACCAGCGCCCCGTTGTACCAGCGGCCCAGCGCGTCGAGCAGATGGCCGAACCGCTCCGGGCTCACCCAGCCATGCAACTCCGCTACCTGCTGGCACGACTTGCGCTCCATCACGAATGCGCAACTCCCGTCGCGCCCCTCAAGGCCCTCGCCGATATCCGCGCCGATCACGTAGCGCTCGCCCTGCTGCGGCCGCCGCCAGACCAGCAGTTGCGCCGGCGCCATGCTGATGGGCTCGCGCTTGCCCACCGTCAGACTGCCCACGACCTCGGCGCGCACGGTCGCCACTTTCGTCTGCTGTGCTCTCAGCGCGCCAGTGTCGAAGCAGCAACGACCGCTCGCAAGGAAGCAGGTGACGTCATCCTCCGGGTACTGTTCCTGGAACCGATCACGCAGATCCGCCTGCTTCTGCCGACGCCAGCGCATCTGATCGTCATGCAGCGAGTGGGCCTGCTTGAGCGCCACTTCCTCGGCCGTCAGATCGGACAGCGCTGGCCCCGCGATCCTGTAGCTCGGGTCCTCCCACCAGAAATAGCAGTGCGCGGCGAACCGCCCCCCGCCTGCCTTTGCCGAAGTCCACAACTGGTGGAAGTAGTTCCCCATGCCGTTCGCCGTCGATTCCAGCACCACCCTGCCGCCCGCCGGCACGGCTTCGAGCAAGCCGGTCAGTGAGTCTTGCGGATGCGTCCAGCGACTGACCTCCGAGCAGTGCAGGTTATTGATCGTCAGACCATGGCCGAACCTGGTGCTGCCAGCCGTGCCGACGTAGTAGGTCGAGCCGATCTTCGGCCAGTAGAGCTCGCCCTTGCGGTCGTACTTCGGGCGCCCGACCTCGGCCTTTTCTCGGGCCGGCAGCCGCTCCCAGAACAGCCGCACGATCCGAAAGATGAGTTCCGAGGAATCGAAATCATGCGCCACCAGCACCGAGGTGGTGTTGGGCCGCAGGATCGTGTCGGCGAAGTATAGGCCGCTGATCAGTGTCGTGAACCCGAGCTGTCGCGGCTTGAGGATGATGTCCCAGGATGTGCGATAGTCGCAGTAGTCTCGCTGCGCCCAGTTCAGCGCGAAGGGAATGACGTGTCGCTCCTTCGTGCGAATCCAGAGGTTCGGCTCGATCCAGCCTCGCGGATCAGTTACCGCGACCGTTCCGCTTTCCAGCCTTTCGGCCATTCGTTCGAGTTCCGCCGACCCGGCCGCCTGCAGCAGTCCCACCATTCCGGCTCCTGAGTTCGGCTTTGACCGCCGCGAGGAGCTTGTCCGTCTCTTCGTCTGTGAGGTCCCGGACGCTACCGTCACTGAGTATCACCTCCTCTGCCGCCCTATCCAGCAGGCCCAATGACTGGCGGATTTCGATTTCCCGCCCGATCGCCTGCAGCAACACCGACATGAGCCGCGCCCTGACCGTCGTTCCCCGCGGCTCCGTCAGCAGGTCGCTCCAGGCCTGGCGCCGCACTGCCGCACACTCCTCGATCACCTCGATGCTCGCGTCGAGCGCCGCGTTCTGCTCGGCCACCGCCTGCCGCACATGGTCTCGCCGGTGCTTGCGCATCTCGGCTAGGTCGAGTTCGATGGTGCTGCGCGCCACGCCCATCTGCTTCACGATCTCGGAGATGTCAAGGTGCTGCACTACCCGCAGGCGCCAGACCTTCCAGCGCCGCTCTTGGATCGCTTGCTTCTTCTCCTCGGATGTCTGTCTCGCCATTCTCGGATGTCCGATTATGTCCTACGACGCGCCCGCTTCGCAGCGCGCCCGGAGCCGCCCACGAGCCTTGCAGATGCACCAGCGAACGCCTCCCACCTCGCCAGCATAACATCACAGTACCGCGGCTCCAGGTCGAACCCGAAGCACCGCCGGCCGGTGCGCTCGGCGGCAATGATGGCGGTCCCAGATCCCAGGAAGGGGTCGACCACCAGTTGCCCCGGCTTGGTCGCGTTCTCGATGGTCCGCTCGATCAAGGCGAGGGGCTTCATGGTCCGATGCAGATCGTTGACTGCCGGCTTATCATGCTCCCAGACCGTCCGTTCGTTGGTCGGTCCGTGCCAGCGGGGTGCCTTCCCCTGCTTATGAGCGTAGAAGCACGGCTCATACCAGTGCTTGTACTGAGCGAACAACGCCCCGGCGCCGTTGTTCTTGACCCAGACGATCAGGTTGCGCTCCGCCCAGCCCGTGCCAGCCATGCACTCCAGCACACTGCGAAGGTGACTGCTGGCGAACCACAGGTAGAGTGGCGCCTTGTCGTCCGAGTGCTCGTAGGCGAGCGCCAGCGCGCCGTTGAGCAATGCCCGGTACTGCTCTGGCGTCAGGTCGTCCCAGTAAGCATCGCCTGCCTCGACCTTGCTGCCGCGACGTCGCTTCGAGATCCGTTGCTGCTGCACCGCCCGGCCCCCCACATAGTTGATGCCGTAGGGCGGGTCGGTGATCACCGCGTGCGCCTTCTCCCCGCCCATGAGCCGCTGCCAGCTCTCCAGAGCGGTCGCGTCGCCGCAGAGCAGCCGATGCTTGCCGAGCTCCCACAGCTCCCCGAGCTTCACACGAGTGGGGCCGCGGTGCTTGGCGGCCTCCGCCATCGCCTGATCGGCGTCAAACGTCTCCTCGCGGCCCCGCTTCGTCTCCGCCTCGAGCCGGGCGAGCAGTTCCCCCAGGTCGTCCTCGTTGAATGCCGACGCCAGCAGGCAGGCCTGCGCGTCCAGTTCCTTGAGCTGTGCCGCCAGCGCCGCCTCATCCCAGGTGGCGAACTCGTGCGTGCGGTTGTCGGCCAGGCTGAATGCCATCGCCTGCGCCTCGTCGTCATCCACCCAGATCACCGGGACCCGGTCCAGGCCGAGTTGCTTAGCGGCCCGCCAGCGTGTGTTGCCCGCTTCGATCTGTCCTGTGCGGCGGTTCACCACGATCGGCTGCCGGAAGCCAAAGCGGCGGATGGATTCCGCCACCGGCGCCACCGCCGCGTCGTTCAGCCTCGGGTTCCTCGGGTTCAGTTTGACTTGGTCTATCTCAACCATCTCGATCTTCGGCCTTGTCGCCATCTCTGGCACTCCCCTGATTGCGGAATGACCTATCTAGTGTAGTGTCCCATTATTCTCTTGACATATAAATCGGGAGCGGCTATGCTCTCGTGCATGAAAACAGCCACCGCCATCTACCTTACACCCGAGGTGCGCGAGCAGTTGGTTCGATGCGCAC